CATTCCAGCACTACGCTCAAGACTACCCGCATATTCCTTCTCCCCTCTTGATGATGAAGAGGCCGAGGATTTCCTTGCTGGTGTTATTGAGCAAGAAGGTTTCCCGACTGAATGGTGTGACAGCATCCCACACTTCGTCACGAAATACAAGGGCGACATGCGAGCCTGTTTGAAGGCTATGCAAACATGCAACCCCGAAGATCCCGAAGCATTGGTTCGTTTGGTTGCAGTGGATATGTCACCACTATTTACTTTGTATAGGGCAATCCGACTTACTGACGACGACCTAAGCGTTGCCAGTGATTTAATCAACAATCTCGGCCTTTCCCGTGATGAGTGCATAGAAGGACTCCACGAAGCCATTCTTCAAAACTACAAAGACGAAGAGGTGACGCAAATGGTTGCGTGCAAGCACCTCATGATCCTCGGTCAATGGGCGGCGAGAAGCCCCGATTGGACAGCGAGCGATCTCCTATTCCTCCACAGTATAATTGGGGATTACAGACAAAGAGGCTGAATAATATGAGCGAAAGAGAAATTGGAAATGATTGCATAAAAGAAGCGGCGAAAATACTCGGTATAACCGAGGAAGAGGCATTGGCCTCGTTTTCATCGTGGATGAACGAAACCTTCCCCGAAATGTGGGAAATTGCTGGTAATACAGCACAGGGCTTAGACGACGAGGACTACAACGACTTCGCCGACATGTTCGTATGTGCTAATCGCCCAAGTGGCGGTGGCGGTGGCGGATCTGGCGAGGAATGGGTTGGAATGTTTATCGGCTTTGACCGACGCTTTGACCTAATGAAGCGCAAGCGTGAAGCAGTAATTGACATCGCTACCAGCGACCTGTCGGGTGCTATGAACAACGGTTTCAATTACAACGGAAACAAGGTCGGCATTGGCCGTGCCTATCCATCCGAAGGTGTTTGGCGAGCCGAACACAGCACTGGGACATTCGTGTCAAAGGACTCGTCCGACTCCGTGCCAAATTGGGTTATCCCTCTCAACGAGAAACTTTCTGTCTGTATGCTCAAGGCTGACAACACTCCACAGCGTGCCAATGCCATGAAGTCTATTTGGGCTTTCCACGGCAACGCCAAAGACAAGTTCCTTGACGAAGGCCCACGCTTGATAACTGTTGAAGGTGCATTTGAAGGTGCTACGCACGACTGGAATCTATGGCAACCTATCACCCTCAAGGGGAACTTTGACGAAGAAGGCTACAAAGGATCCGGCCCAACACTTTCAGTGAGCAACACCAACAGTGCTTATGGCCTTGATTGGGTTCCCGAAGGCAAGAAGCGTGAAACCTGCGAGCGACTATTCAACCCCGAACAATACCTCACTACTACCGGCGATGCCGCAGTGAATGTGAAGGACTTGCTTGAGCATCACCTTGATGCTCGCCGTGAATCATACACCGACCGTAATGGTATTCAACGCTACGATGGCCCTATGGTCTGTATCGTTGGTGGTGTAATGGACATCAACCACGAAGGCCGTGAATCCCAGTGGGATCCAACAGGCCGTGACTATTGGCTTTCTATCAGCACACAGGTTCTCCGCCGTGAGAACCCGAACTCCCGTATTGGTATTGGAGTCGGTGGCACTGTCAAAGAGAACCATAACGCACTATCTGTCCTCAAAGGCGGGGAATGGCTACCATATGCCAAAGGCTCACGCATTTGGGTCGTTGGTCGCACCGAGTCATACACCAACAACGACGGCGATGAAGTCGTTAAGGTTCAAGCGCACGGTATTTACGCTGTGCCTCATAAGTCTATTCCAGCACGCAAGCCATCCGAGGAAAGCAACGACCTTGACAACCTAAGTGGCTTTGGTGTCGGAGGTGATGAATGATGGTAGGAACAGGATTTTTAGACGGCTTCAAAGAGAAAAAGGGAAACTACGAGCCACCGGCCAAGAAGGCTGGCGGATCAAAGAAGAAGGCCGAGGCTGTAAAGCCTAAGCCTCAACCACGCCCTGCCACTGATATGGAGCGAGAAAACTTCACTATTCCCGACGAGCCGGTTGTTGAACACGAAGCACCGGAAATGGAGGAACCAGCCGATGAGCCACCTAAAGCGAAAGCAAAGAAGGCATCACCGACCAACCACCTCGCACGGGCTAACCCGACTATTGCTAACATGATTAAGGCCGCACGCCAACAAACACAGGTTGGCAATCGCACCTTCGTTATGTGCGGTATCGCTGGCAAGCCAAAAACAGGAAAAACTGGTATGGTGCTTGATAGTCTTAGTCCTAAAGAGGTCAAAGACGGTGCCGAGATTTGGCACATTGATTTCGATCTCGGTGGAGAAACCACTAAGGCGGCACACCACCAAGATAAAGCGGCCAACATAGTCGTGATCAACCCTTGGGTATTGAATTATGCTGAAAGCCGAATCCCATACGACTTTCCTGCTACTTTCCAACAAACCGTTGATATTCTAAAGACGGCTCAAGTGCAAATGGAATCACAGACCGAATACTTCAATGAACACGGTAAAATGCCTAAACCATACCTAAAGACTGTGGTGTTTGATGGAGCAGACCATTGGCTACATATCACTGAAACCTGTATGAAGGTTGATGATTTGGATCTTGGTGTTGATGGTATCGCTGTTTCGGGTAAAAAGACCACCACTCAAATTGGTCGTTTCAATTGGAATATCCGTGCTACTCGCTATCAAACTGCTATGGTTGCTATGCGTGAACTATGTCGTGGTGGAGTCCACTGCTACATCATTACGCACATGAAACCGGGTTATGACAAGAACGGAAACGAACTCGCTGGACAAGACACACCGAAGTGGCTCAAGGACACCGAGGGCCACCTTCAACAAGTAATTTACACTGAACTTGAAGAGGAACGAAGCGAAACCGGCGAACTCACTGGCATAGTCCGTGGGGTTGCTGTGGTTATTGCTGACCGCACTTCACTCCAAGCATCGGGTCGTGTCACGCTCTTTGAGCGCAACGACGACGGTGGTGTTTGGCATGGATGGCCGGGAATTGCCGAGGGTGACTTTACTGTGACAGGAGGCGATGAATGATGGTTAAAATGACAATCACATACTTATCGTCACGGGACACGATCTTAACAGCGATGGGCGAATGGGTTATTGCTACTGGCCCATTCTCACACTTTTGGGTATTGAAGGTGAAGGATGGAGGCTATTTTTCAATAGCCGAACACGCTATCGTGTCCGTTCTATGCGACGAACTACCCTCCGAAGTAATAATCCCCGTTGAAGAGGCATTAAGTCACATTACTATGCAAAAGGAAATGATGGTTAATCAATTGACGCAACAGCATTCTATGGACACGAAAAACCCTCCAAGGGGGAATTACTCTTGACGGCTAAAGTGCGTGTCCTTCAACACAACCTGTTGAACTTCTTCAAGGCGTTCAACGAAATGGATGATTTGGTTATTAGTGTCACCGAAGACGGGCTTGTTGGATCTGGAACTCTTGACAAAGCATTCTTTGTCACACGATGGAGTGACTTTAGAGAAGGAGAGGAATGTGCGATTGAGGGTGAAATCCCAATCGGCCAATTAAAGACTTTCATATCCCTCATTAGAGAATGTGGTGCAGGAAACGACGAACTTGAAATCAATCTAAGTGAAGAGGGCTTACTTACAGTGACCGGCGACAAGGCGCAATTTACCATGCCATCAGTCACTACAACCACTTCACAGGCAGGGGTTTCTTCTGTTCAAAAACTGATTGACGACAGCGAAGCATCGGGCTGGAAAACCTTTGGAACTGCCGACATCGCATACTCTATGTCGTTTGACGGATCAGCATTTCAACAATTACGCAATACAGGAAAAACCATTCAAAATGGTGCGCTGTATTGCCTTGAAGCAAATGTCGCTGGCCTCACTTTGAGTGTCAAGCGGGATAGCATACGCATGGAATCAACACTTGAACCAACAACAAATAACCTCGCCGATGAAAGCGAAGTGTCCGTCGTTTGGTTTGGAAAATGGCTAATGGACGCTCTCAAGGCTATGCCGAGCGAAGGGACTGTTCACTTGCACGGTGGCGAGGATTCGCCACTGCTGATTCGTCACGAATCACCCGACGGAAAGTTCGGGACGCAAAGTGTCATAGCACCTCGGCAAGACGAAGCCGGGGACTCTCAATGATTATTACTCCATACAAAACAGAAGGACAGGAATGTCCGTCGATCTATCTCCGACACCGTGACGAAGACGGGAGTGTGATAGTTTCACTGGACTCGGATTACCGCCCATACTTCTATGTCGCCGCCGACAGTGACATGGCACGAACCACCCAGTTATTTGACGAACGATTTGACGGCTGGTATGCTGGTGAGAAAACGAGTGAATCGTTGGACGGCAGGGAATTGATTTCCGTTGTCGCTCCGTCACCAAGTGCCGTGAAAGGTATGCGTGACCTTTGTGACGAAACATGGGAGGCCGACATCCATTTTCCCGATAGGTATGCCATTGACAACATTGAACCGCAGGATATTCCCGACTGGTTCCCGAACATGGTTCGGGCCGGTGGCTTTGACCTTGAATGGAACGAGCAAGGAGAACTCACTGCTATGGGCTTTACCACGAATGGTGAAATCGTTCAACAGTGGGCTTGGCACCCGACCCACGAAGGGTTTGATACTTTGACTCGTTTTCGTTCCGAAAAGGAAATGCTTCTCTCATTCTCAATTTGGTTTGAGGCTTTAGATCCCGACCTCATCACCACATGGTCGGGCAACCGTGCCGACTGGCCGAAAATGTATGAACGCTACAAACACCATGACATTGGCTTAGATTGGATGTCGCCTCTCTCGGAGGTCAGCACTTCACCACCAATGACCCACCTCCCAAGAAGTGGGGTATATGATGACGGGACTCAAGTGATACTCGGTCGCATGACTGTTGATCTCGCTGACAGGAATCATGGCTTTGAACGGGTGTGGAAAGACACCGGCAACGGCCAATTGTCCGACCGCCGACTTGGTGCTGTTGGAAAGGTAGCATTCCCCGACAACCCCGAACTGTGGAAAATTGACACTAAGGGGATAAGTCACCACGACCTATGGATGAATCATTTTGAGGACTTTTTGAAATACCATAGAGCCGATGTCATACTCACTGATCGACTTGACAGACA